GTCAACCCATGATAGCCATTGTGATAGCCCATAATGTAGGCATCATCGTACTTGTTGCGTCTTTCTTGGTGCTTATAGTTTACCATGTTTTGTCTCCGTCTAGTCTGCATCACTGCCTTGTGTATTGGTGTCACCCACATTAGAACCTTGGTGTAAACTCTACACCCTCCTCATGTTGTTGCTTCAGTCTGCGTAGCTCCTGTCTCATGACAGCTACGTCTTGCCCTTCCCACTCTGCATCCTGTATCTTGACCTGTAACTCTGTCAATTTTTTGACAGTAGATACTAGCCTGTCGTCAGTGTATACATCCTTGCAGTATGTATCAATGTACATGCTCATCATCATCCCCAAACAATTCTTCTGGATAGTTTTTATAGTCCATCAGCCCTGCATTGTAAAGCTTTACATACAGACTAGCTAAGTAGTTTATCCTGTCTTCCTCTTTGGGTATCATGTAATAGTCAAACTCTGCCGCTAGGTATGCCTTGTCTTTCATGGCTTACTCCTCATCCTCATTAAAGTAAAAGAATACACGGCACTCATCACCCATGTCTTCAGCTAGAAACCAACCCGATGGGTCAGCGTTCTCCCCTGCTGGGCAAGTCTTCATCCATTCCCAAAACTCTTGTCTAGTCATCAGTCCTCTCCACACAATAGCACTGCTGGTTTACATGGTCTAACCCTCGCTCAGTTGATGCCATGTGGCACTCACTCAGTCTGTCATGTGTTGACCATATCTCTAGCTGTACTGATTCGGTTGCTATCGTACCCATACAGGCAAGCACCCATGTTCCAATCATACTAGTCATCTGCTCTATCCTCAGGCCAGTCACTGTCGTTGTCTATGATAAGTTCTAGCATAGGTTGGTTGTCGTTGTCAACGTCTAAATCTAACAGCACCTCGTACTGGTTTTCCCATATGCTGAAGTCACCACTGTATGCCTCACAGATTAAGTCAAACAATTCCTGTATGTCATATACCTCTATGACCTCAACAATATCATAGCCTTTGTTGTTATATTTGTAGCGCATCAATGCTACCTCATGCCTGACTTCACCATCCTCTATGGACTGTGCTATAGATAGCTTGTGTCTGTCATCTACTTCTAGTTGTAAAGTCCTATTCATTTTATATACTCCTCGCTTGGTATCTTGTCCCACTCACTGCGTCTAATCTTCCACTTGTCTCGCTGTATGGGTGTGCAAAACCTCACCCACTTCCTGCCTACTACTACCCACACTAAACGTGTGCCGCATACAGGCCAGCGTGTGTCGTATAAGTCACACCGATATAGCTTGGCACTAGCCCATGTTTTTTCTGGTGGTTTTTCTATGCAATGTCCAGTCATTAGTCCATCCTCGTCACTGTGTAACCGTCATCAGTTGGTATTGCTACCATAGCATACGGATAAAAGTATACTGTACCCTTGTGCGTCTGCATCTTGCCTACATATGGCATGTCAGGGTCTTCGTCATACTCACTGCTATATGTGCCACCTTCTGCCACAGTACCATTGAACTTGTGTAATGGGTAGCCGTACCGCTTCTCTAGATATTCTTCTAGGTTATCTTCTTGAAACAAGACAGCCTCAGTCACCCAATAGGGCAACACCCCTAGTGATTCGACAAGGTGTTCTTGTGGTGCGTCATAGTCTCTGTTGTTAATTACTAGTGTCATTTGTATGCCCCTTCCATCATGTCCATGCCTGTGATTAGTCCGTCAAGGTAGGTTAGCATCTCTCTTGGTGGTACTCTACCATAGATGATAGTGCTACCCTTGTTGGCAGTCATGTGCCAGCCACCATAGTGTGGCGCATTACCTAGCCAATAGTCTGTACCTAGTCGCCTGTTAATACGGCCTAGTCTAACTTCTAACATTCTTTTGGTTACTCTCATTGTCCTAATCCTTAAACGCTTGGTTAATCATGTCAGCATATGCCAACCCTGCTAGTCCTAGTGCTATGCCTATAAGCATTACCACTATTATCAATACTAAGTCAATGATAAACATTTTCCAGTCCTTACCCTATGTTGTGAATCCTACGCCATGCCACCCATGTGATAGCTTGCATCTCATATGCTTTGATACCACATTGCTTTGCCGCATGTCTATATAAATCTTGCAACATGGCATACTCTTTCTTGCCAATGTTAGTCTTGTCATCTGTCAAGCCTACTCGCTCACCATACGCAATGTTTCTGGCATGCCCATCAATGGTGCAAGTATCCTCGCCCATGATATTTTCATAAAAGCATACTATCTTTTGCCCATTGAGTATAGTCTTGGTCTCACTATAGTCTGGCATGGCCTCTAGTATACCCCAAGCCTTGGCTCTCATTGTGTGGTATGTACTCACCTTTACCGATTCGATATGGTCACCACGCATAAACGCACCTATCAAGTCATCAGCATTGGTTATGTTTCTGTCCCACTTGTTGTTAGGTGATAGTGCCGCCACTACACCCACTGCAATATGTAATGGTATGTCGTGCCTGTCTGCTATCTTTTGACACTCACACTTAGCCACATGATACCATGTCATGCCATGCTTCACTTCATCTGGGTTGGCAAGTTTATAGATTGCCAGTATGTTTGCTACAGTCATTGTCTACTCCCTAGCTATTACAAGGTACAACAATGACTAGCACTGTTGTCCCCTATGCGTCAAGTGTGTTTGATATCTGCAACACCGCCAAATGTACGGTTAGCAAACATTGGAATATGTAAGTACCGACTAACCTTGCCTGTATGCAATCCCATAAACGTGCTACCACTGCTCACACCAAAACGGTACTTGCTAACCCGTGGACGCTTACCTACTACTGCTACAGTCTTGCCGAATAGTTTGATAGTCTTGGTTTTCATAGCTTACTCCCTTGCTACATAGGCGCACCATTGCACCTTGTAATAGCTAGGCGTTTTTACGGTTGCTATCCCGCCCACGCCTAGCTTGGCACCAGACCTTTGACTATGTAACTCAATCATAGCTCTATAGCCAGCCCTTTCACTGACATGGGATTTATAGGCTTCTCTTTGGTAGCTAGTTTACTTGGCTTGCGTTGGTACGCTTAAACTTTGTAAACTTTTAACGCTATCTCCGCCTCAATGTTGTTTTAGTCTATTCTTATTCGTATTCGATAGTCAAGTCTTTTTTATTCAGTGGTAGTTTTCAGTTATATCTCATACAGACTAGTAGAAAACTACCAAAACAATCCTAGTCTATCGTGTAGCCTAATTCTATTGACCTATAGGCTGGCCTTTAGTCTATGGTCTAGCAAGGTTGAACGTATCGCTTATGCTCTCTCTTTTGACCGTATCGAATGTGCGCTAACACCGTTGCCCTTTCGATGATTTGATAATGGCATAGGCAGAAAATAAACACAACAAAAAAATGCACAATTTTTAAAAAAATTTTTACACCTTATAATTATATATAGGAATGTTCTGGTTATGTTCTAGTTTGTTTGACATGTTTGAGAACATAACAAGAACAGATAGAGAGAGACAGAGACATGTCAAAATTCTGACACATGTCAAACAATGTTGAACATGTTTTGCGTCAAATTAATGACACTGTTGTCAAATGTTTGACATTGACAAGCATTGTTTGACGTGTTATAATTATAAGGTATGTGGGGGTATCGCGCATCTACTAATATTATATACCCCCTCAGATTTTTCTGTCATTTTTCTGACAGTCAAGTCTGTGTAGCACCTTTGATTGTACATACAAAGTCTATTGACTTCCAGTGACCATCAGGTGGATACTCTTCATGTACTATCTTCATCTCAGTACAGGCTGCTTGTGTGTCAAACCATTGTACATCCTGTGTCAAACAACTGACATCAGAACACACAGTAAGCAGTAAAGTCCAGATAACTTCCATAATCTTGCCTTAATCTTTGAGCCGAAGCATAAGTAAAAAGACCCCCTACTTAAAGCTATAGTTAAAGGGGGTCTTGTCTAGGTTGTAACTTTAGATTTGAATCCACCCATCCTGACGACTATCTTTGTGTCCCATGTTAAGGTGTCCCATGAACTTTTCTAGTTCATTATCAAGTAGTTCTTCTTTTCTTGTTCGTATTTCTGTATCTGCATCAGCAGCCATCTGCTCTGTCCAGTACTGCACTGCCATAGCAAGAACGTCAAGTCTATCGTCATGTGCTAATGCTCCACGTTGTTTAGTAATCCTAGTCATCTGATAGGTAAGCATGTACTTAATACCCTTTTCAGGGGGCATGTTCTGTACACTGTCATAGTCCTTTTGTACTACCTTAGGGTCTATAACTAACCTATGCTGGTTCATAACAGGCTCTAACGTGTCAATAATACGCTGTTCCTTCTGTGTATTGTGCCTTACCTCTTCCAGAGTTACTGGATAAGTCTTCAACATGTAAGGCTTGAGTAGCTCAGTGAACATCCCATCCCCAAAGTTACTCTCAATCAGCACAGTGTTTACTTGATGTATCTTAGCCAAGTCTGTCAGATGCTGTAGCGTTGTATCAGAGTAACCACCCTCAACACCACCACAGTCTACAACATACAAGAAACCATTCAACATCTTCACAATCGAGTAAGCAGTCTCGTCACTACCTCTACCTGATGGGTCAATAGCCATCACTGAGCCTGTGTATGCAGCCCTGCCTACTGTATCTTCTGGCGCATAGAACTTATCGCCACTTAAACCCACGTTAGGAATGTCTGACATGGGCTTCATGATACCATACACCATCTTTTCAGGTGCAGAATCTTTATCACATGAGTAAACAATCAAGTCACTTAGTTTAAGCGGATATTTATTTGCATCACTGAGGCTAGTATCCAGCATAAATTGCAGAGCAAAACCGCTTCTACCATAACTTAGTTCTCTTTCTAGTAAGTCTGTGTCGTCAAATCGTTTATCGTCCGTAGGAAGCCCGTACACGGCCTCTAGCTTTTCTTGTAGGGTTTCATACAGGAAAGGTGCTAACCTGCCCCCATAGGCCTTCTCTGCTCGTTCTAGGGTAGGATACCGTGCAGGCCATACCCTCATGTCGTATCCACGCCCCAACAGCACGTTATACAAGCTCATCTCGTTTTGAGGCGTACCTAGATAGATAATCTTACCCTCAGGCTTGAGAACAGCGTCAAATTCTTTAACAGTCTCTGACAACTTCTCACGCATCATGTGTGTCATAGAGTTATTGGGTACTTCTACGTCATCAGCAATGATGATGTCAGCACGACTACCTGTAAGCTGTCCAGTAACACCCACACTCTTTACAGAAGGGCTACCAGATGCTTTAGCTGGTGCGACATCAAACGCTATCTTAGACCATCTTTGCCCTTCTTTAGCCACTAGATGCTGGCATATGGGCAGTTCCATAATAATACGCTGTGTAAACGTAGAGAAGTCATCAGCACGTGCCTTAGACGCTGACACAACCATAAACTTTAGCTGTGGGTCTAGCAGTAGCTGGTGAACTACGTAGGCAGCAGTAATATAAGACTTACCTACACCACGAAAGGCTTCGATAATACAAC